TTAAAATATAAAAATAGGTTTTTCTTTCTTTTCTATTTTTTCATTTAATATATCTGCAGTTTCAAAATTATACCATAAAGTTGGATTAATTGCATCTTTTGCTAATTCTTCAGCTTCACTTCCATTTCCACCTTCATTATCAGAATCATCGCTTTGCTCATTTATCATATCAGGAGTATCTGCTGTAATGCTTTGTACCACATCAAAAATCTTACTAGCTCCGCTTAATAAATTACCCGCAATATTTAAAGTTGATTCAAAAGTTGTCATCTCTTGTGCGATTTGTGCTGTATTTTTTGTAAAATCTGCAGCTAAATTCCAATTATTAGCACCCCAAGCACCTAGAAAATTAACCAAACCCCAAACAGCATTAAGAATGGAGAATGTTTTATTTCCAGTTAGAGAACCTATGGCTAAACCTAAGCTAATCCCTAGTGTGATTCCTGAAGCAATGGTTTCACTCACTCCTATTAAAGTACCAAGCCATGCACCTTGCCCGCCAATCCACCAAGTAGCTACAGCTAAAACGATAGTGACAATAGGTGCTAAAAAGCTTAAAATTCCTTTGCTTGATTTTTCGTATACATAAAGATAATAAAAACTATCCCATAATGCAAACCATCTATCTCTACGCCCATAAGGCAAATTTGAACTTTTTCTATATAGCGGATATACGCTTGGCGTAACACTTGTATCTTTTTTTCCAAAGCTTTGATTATTGAGGTAAGAATAAGCAACATAAGGCTCTTCATAACAAACTAAATTAAACCCATTATAAAAACATAAAGGAGTTGCATATTTGCATTTATAATTTTCTTTTATTGAGTTAAATACTTCAAAAAAAGATATCTTTTTGCTTGTTAAAGTATAATATATTTTACTCGGATCACTCTCTCTAGTTTTTTGTGCTTTCTCATATACATTATAGGTTATTTCTACTTTTTCGATTCTAAATATATTTTTATTTAATTCTTTAAAATCATTATAAAATTTTTCAACATCAATGCATAATTTTTTATAAGGTTTTCCAAATAATGGTTTAAATTCAATATTTTCCACTTTAATTTCTGGCATTTTAATATCATCAATACTAGGATATATCCATTCATTATTTTTTTGGATGGTTTGAGAAAAAATAACTACTTCTATATCATTTATAAGCATTTCATAATTTATATTTTCCAATGCCTTATTTAATATATCTTTGAAATTTATTTTTTCATCAATATAAAAAAATCCTTTTCCATTATATTTCCAAGCTTTTTCTTTTTCAAATAAAAGAGCTAAATTATTTGGAAAACCATAATAATACTGGATACTTCCTAAATTATAATTAGTTCTTATTTCGCAAATATCATGATATATTCCATTTTCACTACTAGGATCTCCCTGATAAGGTTTGTATGGATCTTGCCCTACGAAAAATTGGTTAAGTCCTAAATCATTATAGTTTTCCTTGTTATAAGGTGCAGTGCTAGAACTTTTAATGTTATATTTTTTCACTATATACGAATTTTTAAATAGCGGATGGTTTATATTTTGAATTTGACTTCTACCTTTTCTTACAAGTTGTTTATGTAAAAGCTCAACATATTTATTTACCCCTATCATAGCATAGGTAAACCATTGTTTATATACTTCTTGTGTATCCAATTCTCCTATGTTTGATAGATAAGCAGGCTTAAGAGTATAATTTCTCATAAGCCTTTTTTCATCTATAAGCATTATGAAGACTTTTCTATATTTTCTATCTTTTCTTTAACAAGCTTCATAATTTCTTGTGGTATATCAAGACCACCGGTACAATATCCAAATTGAACACTCTGTGTAACTTTTGCAGCTTCTATTCTTAAATTATCATCTATCTGTGAAGTTTGTCTAGCTATTAATGCAGGTTTTGCTTTTTCTGTTTCTGTTTGAGCTCTTAAAAGTAAAGCTTTTTCAGCATTAAGCTCGTTTTCATCGCCTTGTAAAATCATGGATAAAGCTGTATTTTGACTTTGAGCCACTATGGTTTGTCCAACACTTACCAACGCTTGTGCCAAGCTTTGAAATTGTTGGTCATTTCTTATAACATTATCGTTTCCAAATTGTTCTAAAAGCTTTTTAAATTCTCCAAATGGAGATTTTTCCGCTAAACTCATTTCTAAAATTTGCGGATAAATTTCTTTAAATGCTTCAAGTCTTTTGTTGTAATCAACATTTGTATTACTCATTATTTAGCTCCTTTATTTTGCTTATCTGAATTTCACACTGTTTGTATTTGTAAAAAAGCATAGAATAAGCATTTAAAATATCTAGTTCATTTTTTGCTATTGGCTTTTCAAGAGGACTTAATGTTAGTAGTTCTTGCGGAATTCTTACTTTTTGAATTTCTATTTTGGTTACTACTTGTTGAGTTTGCATCCCACAACCTATCAACGACATCGTTAAAAAGCTTGGTAATATTATTTTCATTGCTTTTATAAATATATTCTTTAACATATTGCACCCTTTCTTGTACTTGATTTTTTTGATTGTTTGCTTCATTTAAAGCCTTTAATTCTGTTTTATGAATTTGATTTAATTCTTTTAATTTTTCTTGATTATTTTCATTTATTTTTAAAGCCAAAGCTAAATCACTTTGACTTTTTTCTAATTTGGCCTTTGTGCTATCAAGTCTTAGATAAAAATATCCTGTTAAGATTGCCATTAAAGCTAAGGCTATATAAAGCTTTGCATTTCCAAATAAAAGATTTATCATATTTTGTTTAGAAGTTTAAGTGTGGGGTGTAAACTTTAACCTACTTAAACTTTATCTCCTTTCATGCTAACTCATTTGTTATTTCTAATTTAATGTCTTCAAGATTTTTACCATACACCAAATCATAAAATTCTTTACAAGCTTGTCTGCTTTGACCGACACTTTCATTATTATTATCTTTAGTAAGCCCCAGCAAGATACAACCTTGTGTGTCTTTGTCAGTGTTTCCCCAGTGTATTAAAATTGCACGACTTGATGGAACTTCATCATTATAAACATTTATCATTGTATCATCATCTTTTTTTGTAATACTTCTTAAAGTATTTTCAAATCGTGAAGGACTATGTCTTTTTAAATTATAATTTCCTTCAGGTATTCTTAAATCTTTGCCACTTTCTAAACCTTCTTTGTCTTCTTCCAAAGAAAAACATTCAAAAAGAATTTTTTCTTCATCATCTAAAACCTTAAATTTACCAATAACACAAGTTTTACCTGTGTATCTTCTATTAATTGTTACTTTCATTATAATTCCTTTCTTTTTATTTTTTGTATTTTATTTTTAGATTTAAACTCATTTTTCTTCTTCAAATTCAAATAAAAAAGCATTATCACCATAGGTAGTTTTATCAATTTCTTTTTTTATTCCTATAAAGCTTCTCTCGACTATAATTTCATTTTGAACTCTAAGGGCTTTTTGCATTTTTATATTTGAAAGATTGACATTTCCATAATATCCAGCTTGCCTATAAAAAAGACTCATAGGAATTTCATTTGTAAAAAGCTCTATACTTACACTATTTTTTATATTAGAAGCCCAAAGACAGCATTCATTTGCATTGCCATCATATTTTTTTAAAGCATTGGTAATATTATGCCAAGCAGGATCATTATAAATTCCGCTCGTTTTGATATTTCCTTCTATTTGATTTTTACTTGGTTTTGAAAGAACGCTAACTTCAGTATAATTTTTAGATTTTAAACCCATTCCATCTTTAGTGATTAAAAAACTGCCTTCATTAAGTCCTTTTATAATTTGCGTAGTGCTTGCTAAAGAATTTTCAAAACCAAAACGCAAATCACTTAAACATCCGCCATATTGACCACTATTTAAATTTGTATCAAAACTAATAATAATCAACTCTTGTGCTGTAATATTTTCATTTCCAAGCAAATTAATCCAACTTGTGTATTTATCATCACTTGCCACACAAAGCCAAAGTTGTTTTACATTTTCATTATAAGTTATAATTAAATCATTAACATTAGCTTTTGTTTTTGGAGTGGGAATAGAATTAGATACTTTTATTCCATTAATGCCTAAATTTAATTTCATATCTTCGAGCGTCTCTTCTATAATAGGTTTAATTTCTTCTTTTGTTGGTGTTTGAGCCTTTAAACTTTCTAAAAATTCATCTTGACTTTTTCCAGTGTTTTCTTCATTTTCAAGCCAAAGTTCATAAGCACTTTTTCCATCATCTCCTTTGGCTCCATCTTGCCCTTTTAAATTTTCAAGCTGTTCTTCTGTAAAATCTTCATAAGTAAATGCATCGCCTTTTTCGCCTTTTAAGCTAGCTTGATTTTCTAAAACAACTTTTAATACAACTTCTTTTAAACTCTCTTTATTGATATTTGCATTGATGCCAAGCTCTTCTAGCAAGGCTTCTAGTTTTTCTTTTAGCTCGCTTTCTTTTATATAATCATTTGATATATTTTCAATAGTTTCGTTAATTAATTTTTTAACATCTTCTAAACTCAAATTACCATTTTTATAACTTAAAACTAATTCTTGTAAACTAATTATAATTTGATTTAAACTTTCATTTTGAGTATTTATAACCTGTTCTAAACTCATCTTATCCCCTTTATTAAACATTTGATCTGATGAAATAAATTACAAGAGTAATAAAAAACAAAAATCTTAAATTTATTTATTTCTAAAGCTTGCATTGCTTCTTTTAAAACAAGATCAGCTAGCCTATAATCATCTCTTGATTTTGCATTTATACACAAATAGTCATGGACAACACAAGCGCTAAAATACTCACTTTTAAAAGGTGGAAACAAAGACCAAAAAAGGCGTGGAATACTCGCTCCATCAGTTTTAAAACCTTGTGGTACAATGCCTTTGTAATTTGGCAAAATAAACTCATAATCTTGTATCACTTCAAACCTGTCCTTATCGTATGGCTTTACACAAACCCTTTTTAATTCTGTTTTAGTCATTGTTTTCCTTTTTTTTAAAAATACTTCTTAATTCATCATTTCTTATTTGAGTAAGCTTAACAAGCCTTTCATCCATTCGCATAAGATCTGTTTCTATAGCTTCTAGCTTGTCATTGGTTTTTGAGCAATGTGTTTCTATAAATTTAACCAAACTATCGCTACTTACTCTGGATGCTGCAATTTGTTCTCTAATAAGAACATTAGTATTTTTGGTTTCACTTATAAGTTCTTTTGTTCTTTCCCCAGCTTCTTTATGTAAAGTTTTATATAAATGCCATGCAATCCCAGCTAAGACAAAAACCATCAATCCTAATAATGCAGATCCACTTAAAGAACCGAGTATAGCACCTTCTTTTATTATATTTTCAGTACTCATTTTTCACTCTCCCAAGTAATTAAATTTAATTCTTCTAAAGATGTAGCATTTTTCACTTTATTTCTTAGTTCATCATTTTTAAAAATAATACTTTCAGTATATTTAGCGATACCAACCCCAAATTCTAAAAATTCTTCTTTGTTAAATGTAATGATTTTATTATCTTTATCAATCCAAGCAATATTTTCCAAAGGAGTATTATTGAGATTTGCTAACATTATCTCGCTAACTTTTCCGCTAATATTAATTTTTGCTTCCGTGTCAATTTGAAATATAGTATTTTTAAAAGGCATAAACAAAAGCTTTTCTTCTTTTATAGCTTTTAGTTCTTCTAATTTTAATTCTTTTAACTCTTCTAATGCTTTTTCTTTAATCTCATAAGAAATAATATAAAGATTATTTTCTTCATCATAAGTTTGAATTTGGTGAAGTTCTTCAATTTTTTCATTAAAACTTGGGATTTCTTCTTCTTTAACTTTAGCAAAACCAAGCTCTTTTAAAAGCTTATCATCACAAGCACTTAAAAAATAAATATCTTGTGCATCAATTTCACCTTCTTCGTTTTGTATTTTTACATCTTTTAAAAAAATATCATCATATTTTAAACTTTTATTTTTTAAATCATAAAACATATTTACCCTTTCTTAATTCCAGTATAATGTTAAATTTGCTCTTGGGTTTAATCTATTCCCATCATTTAAGTTCCAACCACTCCTTGCATTTGCACTACCACTTTGATAAGAACTTAGCATTATTTGTAAGTTATTTATATTTCCAAAATTGAATTTTTTCTCTACTTTGATTTTTGCATTGGCAGTGTAACGTTTACTTAAAGCATGCAACTCTACACTAGAGTTAAAATTGTTCCATGTGATATGCAAAGTATTTGCAGAAGTTTTATTAGACATATTTGCACTCGTCCAAACTTCGCCTAACATAACCACTTCTTTATTATTAATATTTGATGGCAATACCACTGCTTGTTTATAAATCATGTCTAGCTTTAACATATAATTATAATTTGCAACCGAGCCTCCTAAAGATGGAGGTAAATTTAGTGCTATGCCATTATTAGAAAGAAGGAGGCAGTTCATTTTAAGTCCTTACTAATCTTACATTATTCGAAGCTATGCAAAAATAAGCAAAAGTTTCAGTGCCACTAAATCCACTTTGAGCTATTCTAAATTTAAAAGGGGCATTAAAAGCTACTACATTTTGACAATTATTTATAGTTATTGTTCCGCTTTTTCCTACTCCTCCAAAATTAGCTATTCCTATGCTTGTTCCTGCATTTGCTGTTAAAATAAAATGTTGAGCTTGTCTTAAATCTAGATTTATACTGCCAGTTGTGCCAAGATTTTTAATTCCACCACCATAATCTACATACCATTTTCTAGTTAAGTGATTATCATTTGTTGGATTGGTTGGAGAAGTTAATGCCTGATTAAAAGTATTTGTGCCATTAAATATATTATCTCCATTTAAATTTGCTTTTGTATTTAAAGCGGTATCTACATAGATTTTATTTGTTAAATGGTTATCATTAGTTGGATCTACTTTTACTAAAATAGGATTAGCAAAAGTTTTATTTCCATTTATCTCTTCATCGCCATTTAAACTTACTTTTGTATCTATAAGTGCTTCTAAAGTTTTAATAGTTATATCTAATACTTTTTGTGTAATTAGCTTTTTATCTTTTTCATTTTGCTCTAACTCATTGTTTTTGTCCTCTAAGTTTTGATTAGCTTCTTCAAGTTCTTTTTCAATTTCCTCTTTTTTGTTAATTAATTCACCAGCAATCTCTTTTTCAAGCTCAGCAATTTGATTTTCAAGTTCTTCTTTTCTCTCTTCAAGTTCGCTTGTATCAGCAGGTGGTTCTTGACTTAAAGCCTCATCGATTTGATTTTTAATTTCCTTTAATTCCTCATTTTTTTGCTTTAATTCATCATTATTGTTTAAAGCTTCTTCAATTTGCTTTTTTATCTCTTCAAGCTCTTGTTCTTTATCTTTTATACCTTGCTCTATATTTGCAATTTCATCTTTAATTCCATCATCTTTACCATCATCTTTCTCATTAAGCAAAGAAAGAAGATATTCAACATTAGCCTTAACACCACTTATATCATAGATTCTTGCTTGATTGTCAATCTCATCTATGCACTCACCTTTTTTAGTTTCAAGCTCATTAAGTCCTTGTTCTTTTGTTTGGATTATTTCATTAAGGCTTTGCTCTTTTGTTTCATTTATTTTATTGAGTCCGTTTTCTTTTGCGCTCACAAGCTCATTTAAAAAATCTTGCTTATTCTCGTTTAAACTATGTAATTTTTCATTAAAAATAATACTAAACTCATTTTTCTTTGCTTGATAATTCGCATTAAAAATATGATTTAAGTTGTCAATCATAACTTTAGAAGTATCTACAAGAGTAGTAAATTCTTTCTTTTGAGTTTCAAAAACCTCTGTGACTTCATTTCTTTCATCACTTAAACCTTTGAGCATTTCTTCCATTTGTTTTATTGTTTCTTCAGCTAAAACTTTTAATTCTGTTTCATAAATTAACTTATCATTACCTAGTTCTTTTTTAGCAACTTCAGCTAACCTACCTAAATCTTCATTAGCTATCAAAGCTCTTTGATTAAACCTATCATAACTTTGATTAAAATGTATTTTATACCCTTCACATTTTGCTGTAAGTTCATCAAATTTAACTAAAGCTTCATTTTTTATTTCATTTAAATTTTTTAATATTTCATTTTGTTTATCATTTAAAGAAGAGTAGATACTTTCAGACTGTGATTTTAAATCTCGTTCTAAATTTTCTATTTTACTTTTAAAATCTTTTATAATTTGGGAATAAGATGTTATATCATTTTCAAATTCTTTATATAAAGCTATAACTTCTCTTAAATCTTCTATATTTTGCTTGCTTTCTAAAAGTAGTTCATATGCACTAGCTATTTCTTTATATTTAACTCCAATATCAAATTTAATTTCTTCTAGCTTTTTAACACTATCTATCATTTCTTGATTTAATCTTTGGTTTTCAAAGAATATAGTGTTAATTTTATTTTTTATAATTTCGCTTGCTTTACTTACTACTAATTTTGCTTCATTTGCTAAATCTTTTACTTCTTTTTTAATACTTATTAATTCAGGTTTTATTTCTTTTAATTCATCAACATTTAAATGTAAGCTATCTACAATTTCTAAAGCATGATTAAGTTCACTTAAAATTTCATCTTTAATTTTTGTGTTCAAATCAAAATATTCTTTTACAAAATCTTTATTTTGTTTAATTTCATTAATATAATTATCTAAATTAAATTTTATTTCTTCATATTTCTGTATATCTTTTTTTAAATTCTCAAACTCTTCTATATTATTTTCTAAAAAATCTTTAATGTTTTGTATTTCTTGTTTATTTAAAGAAAAATCTTCATACGCTTCTTTAATATAATCAAATTTTGCATTTACATTGTTGTATTTTTCACTTATATTTGAATATTTTTTATTAATATCATCATATTTGCTTAAAATATCATCATTTTTATCTACAATATCATTTTTAAATTTTAAACATTCATTTTTTAAAGATTCGCAAGCTTGTTTTAAGCCTACAACTTCATCAAGTCTTGTATTGTCTATTGCTTCTGAAATGCTGTTTATTCTAGCTAAAACTTGATTTATAATCTCAAGTTTTTCTCTACCTGTTTTTAACTCATTTAAGCTTGTTCCCATTTTTAACCTTCATAATAATCACTATCTTTAATTCTCTTTTCACAAAAGAAAAGCAGATCATCCATGGCTAAAAGCCATTTTTTATCATCTAAATAAGCTATAAAATCAGCACTATTTATACTTTGCACATAGTCTTTATAACTCAAAGCTCTATTAATTTTTTTTGTGAAATTACAATTACAACCATGTTCTTTCATCATCAAGCTCCTTGCCATCATTAGCTATATACTCATAAATTATCTTGTCACATAATGCCAGAAAGTCTTTTTCTTCGCATCTTGTAATCAAATAACAAACATAATTAATCACAGCAAAACTAAGTGTTTCATCTATCATTAAATGTTCTTTTTCATTGTCAAAATCAGGCTCATCAGGAATAATCAAAAAATGATTATTTCTAACTTGCCTAAAAACTTTTTCGCCTTGCTCTACATTTTTTAAAAGAACGCTAGGAACACATTTTGATAAAATATAATAAAATGCTTCCATAAAATAGGCTTTCAAAACTTCATCATCTTCTATCATTTTGTAAGAATTTTTAACTTTAGCGATAATGAGTTTTTTAGCCGTAGCACAAAGCATTATTCACCTTTTGCTGCTTTTAAAACCGCTTTAGCCTTTGCATTATTTCCACTAGTTAATCCCACGCCTATAGCAAAAGCATCAGCATTTCTTACTTCTAAAGTGCTTTGTGTATAAAATCTTTTTGCTTTTGCAGTAATATCAGTTGGAACATCTTCAATCATAGTAGGAATATAAAGCCCATGTTTCATATACTCAAAATCCCCAGCAATTAAAACATCACCCAAACCATATTTAGGGCTTAATAATCTATGCATATGGAAATTTACCGTTCCAAAATCTGTTTCAAGGCTCACTACTTGTCCTGCTAGTTTTGTTTCATTGCCTAAAATTCTTGTAGCGAATTTATTGATAGCTCCTTTTAAGTCAGCTCCTAAAAAGACATCTTTAGGCGTCACTCCGCTATTCCAAATGGTTTGCAAAATTTGATTAAGTTTATCTTCTGTTAGTTCTGTTGCAGTTCCACTCCAATCTCCTATTTCATCAAAAGCTAATACATTTCCACGCTTTCTATCAGAAAAGCTATCTTTTCCTTTAGCGATATAATGAAAAAGTCCAGCCATTTCTCCACTTGTTGCTTCTTGTGCTTGAACATAATCTTTGAAAACTGATTTTTTTACATCACTATCTCTGCCTAGACCAAATAAAGCATATTCCATATCCATTTTATGTTCTTTGGTTTTTTTGCCTATTTGATACTCCATTTCATTTCCACCATATTGATTTGCTTTTAATAAAGCTTTTGATACCATGGCTTCAGTAATGAATATTTGAATAGCATTTGTAGTTTTTTGGGCTGTGTTTTTTGTTTCACCTACAAATTTACTTAACTCTAAATTTGCATTCTTTTTTGGTTCTTCAAAAGTATCAGTAATCCAACTATGAGTTAAAGGATTTGTAACCTTTGAAGTACCTATTTTATTTAAAATTGGTGTTTCAGTAGCTCCAATTTTAATAATCGTTTCATATATTGATTGTTTTAACTTAACATTTTCTGTTGCGGGTGAGGTATGTCCCATTGAAGGTAAAGCCATTTTTGAATTCTCCTTAGTTTAGTTTTAAGGATTTTTCCAAAAATGACTATTTCAAATATAGTGTGTTTTGAAATAAAAATATATATTTTCAAAAAAAGCAAGACTATAAAAAACCTATAAGTTAAGTATATAAAACATATAAAATAAGTATAAATTAACTATAAAAAAGGTATAATTTTAGTGCGTTTTGTTATCTAAATAAACCAAAGGACTAAAAAATGGCAGATTTCTTTTTGTTTCCTAAAATTAAGGATAAAGAATTATTAGATTTTTTTGAAAATTTGAAAAATAATGAAGCTTGTTTTTCAAATACTAGTGACATTTATGGAAAAGGTGATATTTGTAATCCAAATTTAAAATCTTCAGATGAAATAAAAGTTAGTGATGAGGAAATAGAAAAATTCATTAAAGAAAATAACTTATAATTATTAATCATGACAAATTTTGTATCAATAATTAATAAATTTTTTACTCTGTACGATTGTTTTATTCAGCTTGATTTGAAAATGTCGTTAGTTTATGGAAGGCAGTATTCTCATTATAAAGAAATGTTTTTATTTTATGTAACTGTTCTTATGAATGATTATATTGACGAAACTGATAAAGAAAAAAAATATGTCGAACTTAGATATAAAATAGTTAAATTTATTTTGGAAAATTCTAAAAAACATAATATATCCCGTCAACATAGCTCTACAATAGCTTTTAATAAAAAATTAAATAATGTTTTGCAAAACAATAATGAAGTTTATTTGGACGAATTTTTAAAATCAATACAGTTTTTTTTACAATTTAGACAAAAAATACAAAAAGATGGGCGTAAAATTATTGCTAAAGAAAATATATCTAGAAGAATGTTTTACTATTTTGATTTTAAAGAGAAAGATGTTATGGATAAGATAATTGATAATATTGATTTTAACCATATTGGGAATATTCCAAAACAGGCATTAATAGAATTTAATAATTTTATGTCTCATGTTTGCACCGCCTACTCTTTATCCGATAAAGATGAAAACACTGATATTTTTTTAAAAAATATTGAACGAGCAATAAACCATATTAAACGAGGAACGCTCGATTGTTATAAAATTATAATTAAAGATTATTTTATACTTGAAAATTCAACTTTACCTATAGGTCTTAAAAATCAATTGTTCAACTTAAGAATTAATGAATATAAAAATTTAGGAAACAATAGTATCAATATTTTAGAGCAATTTAAAAAAATAGTTCAAGAAATTATGAAAACGCCGTATTTAAACTCCTAATTTTATTTGTTATAATTTTAATTAAGAGCTTAAGGGCAGAATCTCGTCCTTTACAATTGCGAAAGATGTATATAAACTTTCACTTCTCTTATTGTAATTCATAGTTTGCAACTATCCATGTATTTGTCTTATCTCCTTTTCAATTATCTTTTATATTTTAAAAAATAATTACATGAATTTATGCTATAATTAATAATCGCCATTGACACTACTCACGCTTAAAGTGTCAGTATTAAGCCTAGCTTTAGTGCGTATCGGCTAAGCTAGGGGCGATAATATTAATAAAAATTATATGCAGTTATAATCCACTTTTTATCTTTACCTTTATAATCAAGTGCTACCATAACTCTACTATTCTTAACATCAATAAAAGCTCTATTATTACCTTTTTTTACATTTCCATTATTTATAATATTTTCTATTTCTTTTATAAAATTTAAAGCTTTATTTTTTGCTTCTATTTTATTTAACCCTTGTTTAATGAAATCTTCTTCTCTTCGATTGACAATATGACTTAATCCAAAGTTTCCATCTCCCCAAACCAAATCAATATCCCCTAAATCTTTTCTATGAAAAGCACCTGCTACCTGCCCTTGTTTTTCAATGAGTAGTTTTTGTAAAGCACTTTTTCCATCGTGATAATATTCTGCATAATTTTCGCCAAATTCTTTTAAAGGTTGTATGTTTAATTCTTGTTCGATTTTACCCCTTAAAGCACTTGGAATATCTTTTTTTACACCTTTATTTGTGCTTTCTTTGGCATTGATTATCATCTGTCTAGTTAAGTTGTATTCAACAGTATTTAAATTCATCTTATCTAAAAAATCAAGTTTATTGTCTTTATTCTCTTTTAGAAAATTATCATATCTTTTTAGAATATCTTCTCTAGCTTTTTTATCATTTTGTATTTTTTCATCAAGACTTTGTTTTACGCTTTTTTTATTCTTTTTCTTTACTTCTTTTGCCTTAATGTTCTCTTTTATATCATCCATTAAGTTTGTTTTAGGTTTAGTTTGGGTAGAATTTTTAAAAGAATGCTGTAATAAATCGCCTTCCACATTGGTAGTACTGCCTTTAGTGGTTGCAGGAGTTGGCGTACCTGTCAGCATTGCTTTATTTCTACGATTTAATCTTTCCAAATCCTTACCTTTTGTTTTATTAATATGTATAATTTTGCCACTATCTTTTTTTATGGCTATATTGCCAACCTTATCATCTTTTAAAGGTTTAGCTATTAATGCCACTTCATCATCATAGTTTTTAAAAAAATGAGTAGGATTGTCTTTTATCTCTTTAATTACCTTAAATACATCTGCTTCGTTTTTAAACATTTCAGGGTGTTTTTTAGCCATAGCTTTTAAATTTACCACCCATTCATCTTTTAAAATTCCTGAAACATTATTAATCCATTTTTCTACATTAAATTTAGCAGTATAATCACTCTTTGCTTTGCTCGGATCAGCTTTATCCATGAAGAAGTTGTCGCCTTTGATAACACCTTCTTTTATTAGTGCATCTTTTAATATCTTATTTTGTTCTTTATCTACTTTAATATAATTATCTAAAGCATCTTTAAAAATTCTACTTTGTTCTTTATCTGCTATTTTTATGTTTTTAAGATTAGATATAACTTCTTTATTGGTTTTAGCAAGTTTTAATGCATCTAGTATTTGATTTCTTAACGCTTGCTCTTTAGCACTTTTCATAAAAGGAACTAAAGCATGTATTCTAGCAAAAACACCACTTATTAATATTCTATCAAAAACACCGCTTATTGTTGTGGCTATTGAAGAATTTGTTTTTTTGCCACTACTAGCTAAAGCCGTCATTATTAAGTCTTTATTGTTTTGATAAATTTTTGCATAAACATTTACTACTTCTTTTGCATATTTTAAATCTTTACTTACAAATTCTACATTATCCATATCTTTTGCTAGGTTCTTAAAATCATATCCTATATCTTCAATTCTATGTTTTGCTAGTAATGCATTAAAAGCATGTTTTTCATTTGCTTTTCGCTCTGCTTCATTCATACCTTCAAAAGCTCTTTTTAAATCTTTGTCTTCATTGATATTTCTAGCACCATTAGCTATTCTTTGCGCGAGTGCTTCGGGTGTTTCTTGGTCTTTGATTTTTCCTAGATAACTATTATTAAAATTTTCTTTTAACGCATAGTTTTTATTAGCATCTTCTAAAATCTTCTTTGCTAGTTCTTTATCACTTGCATTTTTTATCATAGTTTCATCTAAAGTATCTTTTACTAGCCTATAAGCTTCTTTAGTATTATATGTCTTATTTCCTGTGGCTAATTGCTTATTTATAGCGCTTCTTAAGTTAAATATTTGCTCAGCACTTAAGTCTTTATCAATAGTATCTTCTAGAAAGCTACTAATATTTGTTTTTATATCTTGCTCTAAAAAATTGTTGTTTTTAAACTCTTCAATCTTTGCTAAATCTTCTTTGCTTAACCTTATTGAGCCGTTGTTAAGCTCATCTATACTTTTTATAGCTTGAGCATATTCATTATTAATTCTTTTTTTATAAGAGCTATTATCTTTTTGCCAAGCCTTAACATCAAACTCACCATTTAAACCTGTTTTGTTCTTAAATACTTCATCTTGTTCTTTAATTATATTTAAAAAAGAAATACTAGCATCCTTATCAGCCTTCAAAACATCATCTAAAAAACTTCCTATTTCGGGATAAGCTTGAGCTGATTTTAATAATATTTCTCTTCTTTGAGTAGTTGGAACTCCTTGTAAAGCATTTGAAATATTTTTTAAAATAGAACTTGTTCTTTTAGCGCTATCTTGTATAAATTGTGGATTATTCTTGTTAAGTCCTTGCTCGACAATGTTTTTTAATATTTCTATTGTAGGCTTTCCATTTTCTAAGTATGTTGGATTTTCTTTTGCTATAAGTTCATCTATTTGTTTTTTATTCTCTACATTTTTTGTAAGATTATTAAAAATTGTTTCTGCATTTTGCAAGCCACCATCTGTAAATTTTCCTATCATAGGAATATCTTTTTGGGTGATTTTATCTATAACCCTATTACCTAAATTACCACCTTTTACCGCCATGCCATCTATCATATGTTTACCAGCTTGCGCTCCTGTTTTTGCACTGCTTATTAAATCACCAACACTTTTATATGTTTTTCCTATTCCCTTTATAGCTGATCCAACTACAGCACCTGCTAAGGCATCTTCTGCGGCTGCACTTCCAAACCTTTTAGCATAGTCTATATGACTTACTTCAATTCCTGTATTATTACTTTGTGAATGAAGATCCGATACGGCACCGCTTCCAGCACCAATTGCAGATGGTGCGAAATAATTTAAAGCTTTTTTGGCTATTGTTTGTCCTGCTGTTTTTGCTAAACTTCCAGCATATCCACCGGCTACAGAAAATGCTAACTCGTTTTTAGTGCTAGCAAGTGTATTTCTAAAGCTAGGAGTAAAATCAACTTCTTTTCCATTTTTATCAACGCCTATATATTTATAGTCTCCATTATTTATTTCTAAAAATGGCTCATATCCTAATTTTTTTATTTCATCGTATGCGATTTGAAAAATTTGTTTTTGCTCTTCATTATCAAGGCTAGTAAAATTTCTAGCCAACAACCCGCCTGATATCTGATTTGTAGCATCTTCTATTTTTTGCCTTACTCCTTCTTCTCCGCTTGTAACTCTTGGAGAAAGATAATCTAATCCTTCAGATATCATTCTTTTTGGATCTATAAGGTTATTAAAATCTTCTAGACCCTTATTTATTTTACTCCATACTCCTTGTTCTTGTGGCTCATTTTGGCTTACTTGTGGTGCTTGATACATACTCATAGGCTTACCATCTAAAGCTAATTCTTCTTGTGAATTAAAATTGTTTTGTTGCTGATTATTTTGCATAAATTGATTATATTTATTCTGCAAAAAATTATCATCAATATCTATATAAGTTTTTCCTTCCGGTATATCTATATTCATATCAAAAAGTTGCATTGTTTTTGCACCTTGTGGTATTTGTATTGTCATCTTTTATCCTTATTATCTAAATGTAATCATATTGTTTTGTTGTAAAAAATCTTGGCTTAATTGTTGTTGCGGTTGTTGTGATAGAATCTTATTTAATGGCACTCTTTGCCCTTGAGAAGCTAAAATATTTCCACCATTTATAAAATCTTTTATCATAGCTTTTTCATTTTCTAGTTTTTTATGCATATTACTATAATATTTTTCTATATTATCTCTATCCTTTAAATATCTTTCTGTTTTCCAAATATCCATATATTCTTTTTTTAAGGCATCATTTTTTACTCTATATAGTACTTCTACTGCTTTTTCAATATCATGTTTAGCATACTTATCAAAGAAGTAAAAACTATCTGTTTTAACCAATTCTTCTAATCTATGCCTATCTTCATTGCTCATCCTGCCACTTGTGATATTAACTAGTGCTAAATTTATTTCAGCTTTTAGCTTATCTGCGAATTCTTGTTTTAAGTTTTTACTATTACTAAAAGGAGTATTTCTTAATTTTTGATTTATGGTATCTCCAAATCCATAAATATCATTTAAATTTATATTTTGCGTTTTAGTGGTTTTTGCAAAATGATACAAATCCCCGCCATTACTTTCTTTGCTAAAAACATCTCTCATTGTTTGCGGTTTGCTTAAATTACCATTAGCATCTATACTAAAGCCTGAATTATTATTTGTTTTATTAGTAACTATATTACTATTTTTACCAGTTAAATAATCTAAATATTTTTGATTATAATCTTTATCTTCTTTATATTTAGCCCAATTTAAAGCATTATCTTGAACTTGTCTTTGTCTTTCAAGGTCAAATTTTTGCAAGGCTAAAGCATTATTAAATTCATTTTGCAAAAGCTGATTATTTTGCATAGCCTGATTAAATTCCATTTGTTGCTTTCTTAAATCTTGCTCTTGCTGAAACTCATTAGCTTTAACTTTATCATCAAAACTTTTGCTCATGATGTCATATAAGACACCACCGACTTTTCCTGCGTTTTGTATAACGCCTGTATCAGGATTAAATACTACTCTTTGTGGGTTATAAAATGCCATTTTGTTTCCTTTATTCTTTCTTTTAAAATAAAGGATTTAAGGAAGTTTGTGTATAATTTTAAAAGGTGTGGTGCCAAGGGTCGCCACCCTTAGCACTAAATTACCACCTAGAAAGGCGGTGAAATAAGATGCTACAAATCTTAATAGTTATTATACTACTTTGTATTATTGTTGTCAATGCAAATTAACAATCAATAAACAAAGCCCCTTATACAAGGGGTTAAGATTTACCCTTTAAAACAAACTCCTTAAATCCAAATCTATTTAATTACTCCAAACACTTTGAAGTTTATTTTCCGTATTCTTTCTTCTATTTAATTCTTCATTAGCTAGATACTTATTGAAGTTATAAGCATCTTTTTGTAACTCATAATTCTTTTGTGCCATCTTTTGCTGATTATAAGCACCATATAAAGCACCAGCACCGCCTAAAACATTTCCCAATCTATCAAAATTAGTTACTTTATTTGCATCAGAACTTTTAAATAACCAATCTCCAAAATTGCTAAAAGAATTTTTTAATCCATTTAAAAAACCACTACTACTTGCTAAATTTGGAGTAAAATTGCTTGTTTTCATCAAAGTATCTGCAAAGCTAGATCCTAATCCTGTACCACCTTTTAAAGCTGTTATAAAATCCATAATTTCTCCTTTATACTAAACTTAATAATTCTTTGCCTAGATCTATCTCGCTAACTTCGCCTTTTTTTAACTTATCGTTAAAATCACTAGTTCTTACATTATTATTTGCACTTGATAAATCTTCAGCTTTTTTGGCATTATTTGATTTTCCGACCAAATTAAGCAAGGTTTTCCAGCTGTCAATATTACCTTCGCCTAAACCATTTAATTTTGTTGCAAGTTCTGCCATAGCCTTTAAATCCGCATCAGGATAGGCTTTTCTTAACTCGCTTTCTACTTGTGCGTATTTAGCGATTAGTGCATCTTGCTCTTCTTTGTCTTTTTGCTTTTTATCAAGCTCTTCAAGCCTTTTTAATTTCTCATCAAGTCCATCAAGTCCTAATTCTTTTAAATACTGCTCTCTTTGTAATTCTTGTTCGCTTGGTTCTTTCTTTGGATTTTTTAAAGCTTCAAGCTCACTCATTAAAGCATTTAATTTGTTGTCATTTTCACTTTTATAAGCTTCAAACATCGCCTTATAATCAGGCTCGTTCTCATTATCAACCTGCATAGGTTCATTATCTTCTACTTGCGTAGGTTCATCGCCATTATTAGCAACTTGTCCTTTATCATCATCTGTTATGACATTTATTAAATCTTTTAAAGCATCATTTTCCATCTTCTTCATCCTTTATTTTATTGATTATTATGTCTAAAAAAGCCATAGTATCTAAAGCTTTTAACCTTAACTCTTTCTCATCATTATTTTTTGCTATATAAAAACATTCACTATATTTTGCTTTGATAAAATCTATTAATTTCTTTCCTCCTTTGGTTTTAGATATATCGCTTTTAATTTCAATATTAAGCATTAGCTTCTCCTTGCATTTGTGGATTAATATCTTCATTGTTTTCAAAAGCAAATAAACTATTTACATTCTTTACACCTAAAATTGGTAATAATTCTTTAGTAAGTTCTTTGCTAGCATTTATAATCCCATAAGCAGAATTTGCATCGCCTATGCTCATATACATTTGATATAATTGTGAAAAAACTTGCATACTAGCTTGAATTCCTGCACGTCTAATTTCTTTATTCATGGCACCTGTGCCGGTTTGAATTTTAAATCTAAAACTAGGTATATCCTCTCTTTGAAAACCATTAAAAAAACTATCTTCTCCATACTTAAAAACAAGCATTGCAAATCTATCAAATAAAGGCTCTATAAAAGTTTCGTTATACTGTCTTATATAGTCAGCACTTCTTCTTCCGCCTTCTTGTGCTTTTATGCTAATTTCTGTTGCTGTTTCATTTTGTGCAGTTTGAGCTCCATTGTTTTGTGGACTAACTCCTGTAACTTCTGTGAGTTCGCTTTCTAAAAGCTGTAAATTCATTCCCGCACTATTTACATTTGGTGGTGGTAATATTTGCACACCCTTTGGATCGTCTGTATATATTGGTTTTCCTAAGGTTTCTATATCTTCTCTGCTTACTCCCATTGATTTTGGCATCATTATTTTAGGCATGATATGAGTTCTTACTGCATCTATTAAAAGATTTCTAGTTATATTAATTTCATCTTGCAAAGGCATAGCAGAAGCCATTATAGGCTCGCCATAAGCACTTACATAGTTTTCGTTATCTATCTTTTTAAGTTGTGGTAGCATTGAACCCCAGATAAAAGGCTGTCCATCTTGCAAAGTAACTTCATTTCTAAGTAAATTATTTTCAAATAAGGTAGAAACCACCCACTCATCATCGTTTTTTCTTTCATAAATATCATAAAGCTTCACTTTTTTATACTCATCATCTTCGTCAAAAAGCTTTTGGATTTCTATGTTTTTATAAAATCCTAGCTTTTGTCTTTCATGGATTTGATTATAAGTTAGGTAAATTTCATTGACTATATATCCTACATCCTCGCTATTTAACGCATTTGGATCAAAATAAATACTATCAATATCTACTCTTTCAATGCGTGGCATTCCTTTATGCCAAGTAACCTTGGCTATACTTGTTCCCACAAGTAAAACATCTAAGAAAAGCGGTTGAAAAATCTTAAACATATTGATTTTTCCACTATAAAAATCAATCGCGTTTTGCCATAGCTCTATAATCGTATCATCACTATTAATGTAAGTTTCAATATCTGCCATTCTCTCACTATTAAAATACACATCATTTAAGCTAGTGATTAAATACTTTACCTTAGCGTTTATTTTTGGTATGTAAATGCTTGATTTATTTCTTTTTCTTAGTTTTTGCATTACCTTATTTTCAAGCAAATAAGCATCTTGCAACTCTTTAAAGTGTGGTTTGTAATTTTCATATCCACTTTTACTTTCGCTAATGAGTTGTGTTAAAAACGACACTCTCTCATCATTAGTTCTTTTTGTTTTCATTCATAATTCTCCATATTGTTGTTTTGCTTAAATTTGTTATTTTTAAAATATCTTTTTCATTCACTCCTTTTTCAAATAAAAACTCCGCAAATTCTCTTTTAAATTTCTTTTTAGAAATATTATTAAACCCTGATACAAGCTCTAAAAATTCATTTGCAAGACTTGACTTTATAGCCTCATCGCTTAAATTTGAAAGCTTTTTTATTTTGTTTACATCAATTGCATCATAGATCATTAAAAACTCACCAGCCATCATAACTCCAATCTTCATTAGTATTGTTTCTGCTGTATAGTTTTTCAAAAAAAGTTAATGCCACCGCATCGCTAACATCAGGACTTTTGCCATAGTTCTTTTTTAATTGTTCTTTTGAAACTATCTTTAAAAGCCCCTTGTCGCTATATTCATATTCAATCATTCTCATATCTTTTTTTAATTCTTCATCTTTAACAAGCTCCATGTGTTTTAAGTTTTTAGCAAATGTAAAATACATTTGCGCTCTTTTATTTAAGTATTCATTACTGGTTGCAGAATTTGCAGAATTTGCCTCAAATACAGGCAAACCATAATTTAACAAGACATCATATACGCCAACGCCAAGACCACAGGTATCTATAAAAATACCTTTTGGTTTATCTTCGCTTTGATTGTATTCGGCTAGTATTTTGTTTGCTAATTCTATAGTTCCAAGTTGTGAGTATTTTTTAATCTCATCAATTACAAAACCTTTTCTTTTTGCTAAAGCACTCTTATCATCTCCATATCTTGCTACATCAAGCCCCCAAATATTCTCGCCTTGCATTTTTTCAATACTAAAAGAGTTCTTGCTCATCGCATTTTCAATTTCACTTAGAGAAAATAATTCAGCACTCGAGCTATCTATAAACTCGCCATAAATTTCTTGCTTGACAACTTCACTACCTTCTCCGCCTACTTCTTCAATTAATTCTTTAATTTGCTCTTCTTTTAAAAATGGATTATCATAACTTGAGAATTGAAAATGTTTCCAATTTTTATCGCTGAGTTCTTTTCTGCAAAGTTCATAAAATAGATTTTTTCCTTTAGGAACTCCACCGATAATCGCTCTTGATTTAGGGTTATCAAGCAACATAGGTCTTATAGCGTTATACCAAAGATACTCTCCTTTACTACCTTTTAAAATAATTCCTGCTTCGTTTAAGATAACAAGGTCATATCCAAAACCTTCGATATTTTCACTTCTTTCAGCACTTCTCATATGAAGCACTGCTCCATTAATAATTAGTTTCTTATCTTGCACACTCCATGAGTAAAAATCTTTTGGCAAGTTTTTTAACTCAGGTGTAAAATATAACTCGTAATAATTTTGTAAATTTGCTTGTATGGTATCCACCCATAAAACATTTTGTCCTAAAAGCAAGTTTTCGATAACAAACTTAGCACTTCCCCTTGTAAAACCAAGTCTTCTGCCCTTTGCTACAGTTATAAAGCGTGGATTTTTATCATCAAAAACTTTAAGTTGTGCAGGAGTGTAAGAAAAGTCAAGCTTTAATTTCATTTGATTTCACTTCTTATAATTTCTATTTTTTGAACATTATCGCTGACTACTTCTTGTTTATCCACGTAGCCATGTTGATTTTTTAGCAAGAACATACTAACGCTAGGAGTATAAGTGCCGATTAAGGAATGGTTTAAAATATCCATTTCACATTTTTGCTTAGCTTGAGATACAATTTCTCCAAAATCCTTATCCTTCTCCCACTCGCCTAAAGTTTGTATTGTAATTCCTAAATACACAGCTAATCCCACTTTTGTTTTAGGTGCAAAAATAATACTCTCCTTAGTTTCTTTTAAGACAACTCTTTCATTAAAATAACTCTCTATTTTTGAAACAAGCTCTTCTTTTGTCATACTTTTGCCATTTGTCATCATTCTAGCCATCAAGCCACCCCTTCTTTAAAATTAAATTCTTTGATTTCTAAGTATAAAAAAGATTTTTTAAAACTAATAATCTCATAATCGCCTTTTAAAACATTCTTATCGTTTTCAAATAACGCATCTAACACGCATTTTACGATATTGTCCCCATCGCCATGCCTTTTGCTGTTAAATCCTATTTTTAAAGAAAACTCATATTTCTTTTGCTTATCAAAAGCTTGAAAACAGCTAATATCATTTTGTCTTCTAAACTCCATTTGCAAGAGTTTTTTAAAATCTAAATATTTAAGATAATCTTTACATACAAATTTAGCTCTTTGCGTAGTTCTTTTATAGGGAACTGGGTTGCTTTTTAAATCAATTTTTAAAATATACTTTTCCATTTCAGACTTTCTTAAATTTAGCTTATATTTTTAAAAGCCATTTTGCTTTTAAGAATTTTTTCAAATCTACTCTTATTCTCGTTAAATAGCCTTTTTTCTTCAGCTTTTTCAAGCTCTCTCATTTCATCTAAAGTTAAAACTCTTTCTATTTCTCGCACTGGAAAAGAATGCTCTAAATCTCTTCCTATCCTATCTTGATTTTTGAACATGAAATCAACTAAAGCTTCTTTAAATTCTCCATTAGCTATCAAATTACCATCTTTATAAGTGATTTGCTTAAAAGCATTGATGCAAATTAAAGAATCAATAGATTCTTGATTTATTTTAATTTTTTGATTGCTTCCGTAATTTGCAAAATATGAGTATTTAAAATCGCCTTTAAAAACTCTAAAGCAAGCTTGATTTTTGTATTTATTACAAAGCCATTCTAAAAATATTTCTTTGTCTTCAAAACGCTTTTTAAACTCGATTTGAGCCCTTTTGCAAACTCTTCTTAATTTCTCATAGGTTGTCCCTACGATATTCTCTCTTTCTAAAGTTTCGAAATAAAAATCTAAGAAAGCATGAATATCCTTTGCATCTTGCAAATATCTACCTACTATATCAGTTGCTTGAGCCTTATTAATTTCCAATAAGTCCATTAAAATTTGTATTTTTTCTTGCATTTTTTACTCCTTAAAAGCATCCTAAGAGCTTGTTTTTGTTCTCATCTTTCATTCCGTAATACTCCATCAAGCTATCAACCACACTAGGATTGGCTTCTTTTTTTCTGTTAAAACGCTGATTTTTTCTTGCTTCATTTTCTTTAGCGTATTTAAGCCATGTATAAAGACTTCCTGCCACACTTGACATTCTTTTTCCATTTCTTTTCCATTCCCTAGCATCCCAATAGCCTATAAAATCATTAGCCAACTCTTCACCAAAGTTTGTGCCATTTTTCTCATTAAAAGCTATTATTTGTCTCATGAGTTCATTTGCATTTGGGACTTTAAACTCTTTTTTTGCCATTTTCTCTAACTCCTTTTTGCTAAAATCAATAAAGCTCGTCACAAAAGAGGCGTTTTGATTAGAAACGCGTTCTTTCTTTTCTTGATTATTTTTTAAATTTTCTAAATTCTCTTTTTTTATAAATTTATTATTATTGATATTTATATTATTTATAAATTTATTATCACGTGCGTGCGTGTGTGTTTCTATATAATGCAAATTCTCTTTTTTTTCGTTTTCAGTGGTTAATTTTCTGTCGATTGATGAAGTGTTATTTTTAAGAGTTTTGCTTAGCTTTTCATCACTGTTTTTAAGCAAAGATAAAGATTTGTTAAAATGCTTTTTGACTTGATAATTTTCATCTTTTAAAATCCACTCATAAAAATTTAAAGAGCCATTTCTAACCTTTTTAATTTCTAAAAGTCTGAGTTCAATTAATTCTTTTTTAGCAATTCTTAGTCTATTTAAACTAATTCTTTGATTATTTTTAACTTTTATAAACTCTCTTAGATAGATTTCACTTATAATCGTTTTTTCACTGAGCTTTGCCAATTGAATATATAATACTAAAGCATCAACGCTAAGACCGCCGTAAGCTATAGTATTTGATAATTTTAAATAACCTTTTCTCTCTCTTAGGCTTTTACGCCCCAAAGCCACATCAAAACTTGCTATAAAACTTGGTATCATTTTTTAAATCCTTGTAATTCTTTAATTTGCTTATCCAAATTTAAATCTATAATTTCTATGATTTTTTCTAATCTATTGTTTACAAATTCGCTTTTAACAGCTTTTTCATCTATATAAGCACCAGCCATCAAATAAGCGGTTTCTTTACTCGGAATAAGAATTGCAGTAGATCCTGTTATTATGCTAATAGGAATAAAAATTTTCATTCCTTTTTTTGCTATATTTACAAATTTTTCATTGCTTTCAAATTTGCAAATATAGTAGAGAATAATTGCAAAAATACCACAAGCAAGACTCAAAATGCCTGCAGTAAAGAATGCTCTATTAATATCATCAAGTATCGATGCTATGTAAATCAAAAAAACTAATTTCATAAAAAAAACCTTTTGAAAAATCCTATTTTTCTTTGCTCTTTGCGATATTCTTTTACAAGTAGTTCTATATTATTTTTTTCTTCGCTTTTCGCTAAAAAATTAAATAATTCATAATCTAAAAATATTGTTCCATTTTTAAAAATAGAACCCTTTCTTTTTGATAAAAGCCTTTTAACCTCAAGGCTGGTATTTACTGCGAGTTTTTGCATTAAGTTATCTATTTCATCTAATATCATAACTGTTTTTGAATTTTGTTTTACTCCAAAAGTATAATGATAATCCAACTCTTTGCTTTTAAATATTTCAAAATCCTGTATATAATTCACTCCATTAAAAATTTTAAGAACAATAAATTCTTGCTCAGCATAAACACTAAAACTTTTAATTGTATGTGGTCTGATAAAAGAAGAGTTGATTTTAATCACTTTCATTCTCTATCCTTTCGCTTTCTCCCACGCTTAGGTATGTTTATAAGATTGCTACGAACATCCACCCAAAATTCATGAGGTATTCCGTAGAGTTTTTTAAACTCTATTTGTTTTTTGAAACTTGGGCGTGATTTATTTGTTCTAATCTTTTTAACACTAATAACCGTATAGTGATTACTCAATATTTTTGTAAAATCAAAAAAATCTATTTTTTTCATAATGAAAGTATAAAATAAAGAAACTTAATAAATATTTAATTATGTTTCTAATTATGGAACATTATTTGCTTGAAAAAAGTGTATAATTTTTATACTAAAAAAGGAGAGAATATGGGAAGAAATGGAGATATATTCGATTTTCATTTTGATACTGAAAAATTTAAATTTTATTTAAAAAATAGAGATAAAAAAGTTACATATCAAGATTTGATGGAAATTTTATATAAAAATGGCATAGAAAGCTCAGAAGCAACAATAAAAAAATGGTTGATGTCTAAAGAAGATAATAAAACAAAACCTAAACCACAATATATAAAAATTTTATGCAATGCATTAAATATTCCCTTTAACGAAGTGATATTGCAAGATGTTTTTAGAAATGATAATCAAATTAACTTCAGATATTTCCCAGATATTTATGCAAGTGCAGGACTTGGAACCTCATCTCAAAGTGAAGAAGTTAAAATAGTTTCCGTTGATGAAAATTTTCTAAAAGAAATTTTAGATATACCTATAAAGAAGAGTTATGATATTATAAAAATTAATGGCGATAGTATGGAACCTATTTTATCTAATGGAGATTTTATTATTATAGATAGAAGTAAAAATTCACTTGAGACTATTTCAAATGCAGATATTGTTATTTTTAGAAAAAACGATGATTTATTTTGCAAAAAAATTAAAAAAGAACCTTTTGAAGATTATATTTTTTTAGTTTCTGAAAATAAAAAATACGAGGATAAAAAAGTAGATAATAGCGAATTTGAACAATGCGAGATCTTAGGTGCTGTAGTATCAAAAATGGCTGTTGAAACCTTTAAAAATTTTATAGAAGTGGTGGGATAATTATTTTTATTATTAATAAAATTTAAGTAACAATATAATAAACTTGTATAATACAAAGAAAATAAAATTATAAACAAACGAAGATTATTATAAAACAGGATAATGTGTAGAAAAATTGAAGTTAAAAATTTTGGACCTATAAAATATATTGATATAAAAGTTAAACCACTTACTATTTTAATAGGTAAGAGTGGAACAGGTAAAAGTGCTTTAATGAAGTTAATTCATTGTTTAAATACTTTAATTACTTTTATATCTTTTACAAATATAGAAGAGAAACTAGATATATTTGATAAAAATAAAATTTTGGAATTTGATTTATTGGAATTTGATTTAAATGAAGAAGGTTTTCGTAATATATTTAAAAACTTTGAAATTGAAGTTTTTTTAAATAATGAAACCGAAATAACATATCATTGTGATAATATTTTTATTGAAATTAAAAATAATAAAATAAAAGCTCCATATTCTAAATGTAAAACATTAATGGAGCAATCTTTTATTTCAGATTTACGATATATGATACCAGAAATTCTTAATTATAATATAGACCATACGCTTCGTTTATCTGATATTTTAAATAACACAATGGAATATTTTATAAGAAGTCTAAAATTTCATAAAAACTCATTTAAATTAGAAATATTTGAAATGGAGCTATTAAAAAAACAAAATCGAGTTTCAAATGAGTTTATATTAAAAACAGATGATTATGCAATTAACTATAATAGTGCTTCATCTGGCATAAAGTCTACTTCTATAATTGAAGCCATTATTTCTTATTTAACGCAGCAAACTTTACAAGAAAGGAAAAATAATTTTAAGAATCATTTATCAAGAATTAGTAAAAGTGAATTAGATAATATAACAAAAGATTTTCAAACGAGTATTTTTATTGAAGAGCCAGAATTAAGTTTATTTCCACAAGATCAACAAAAAATTTTATATTTTATTTTAAAATCTTTTTTGCAACCTAAAGTCAATCCAAAAGAATGCAATAAATTAAATTTTATTATATCTACACATAGTCCTTTTATACTTTATTGCTTATCAAATATATTATTAGGAGCGAAAAAACATAAAGAGTTAAATTTATTTACTATGGGAAAAGTTGAAGATATTATTCCAAAGGAGTTGTTATATCTTGATATTGAAGAAATAGAAATTTATAAGCTAGAAGAAGGTAAAGCAATGACAATTCTTGATAAGAAAGAATATTGCATTAATACTGAATATATAGATAAAACAGCGGAAGACATTTCGCAAGATTACATTAGTTTGCTTAACTTAGAAAATGAATTTGACTGATAATATAAAAAATAAATTTAAAGGAAATTATGAAGGACCTTATACAAATAAACAAACTATAGTTTGCGAAGAAAAACAAAGCAGATTTGTTTTATTAATTTCTTGTGAAGCATTTATATATAAAATAAAATTGGATGATGGTTATTTTAATAAAAATGATAAAAATAAAAAATGTGATTTTATGTTAATTGAAAACAATAAAAAAATTGCTATTTATGTTGAACCCAAAGGAAAAGATCTAGTAACAGCTTATCAACAAATCCTATCCAGTGCTAACCATTTTGAAAGAGAAGAAAATTATAAAATTAATAAAAAATATTGTTGTGTTGTAAATTCTAAAATTAATGCAATAAATAAAAATAGTATTAAAATAAGACAACTAGAAAATAATATAATAAAAAATAGAATTATGATATTAGATTCAACTAATAAGCAAACAACCTATTCGATAACAAAAGTGAATGGAATATATAAATTAAATAAGGAGTAATAATAACTTAATAAAATGAAAAAACTTATAATCTTATCATTATTGACAACTCTAACCTTAGCTGATTATAACCAATACAAACCAAGTGAAGATTTTGCTAAGCATTTTACTAAGCAAAACTGCTCACAAGTTTTGGATAAGTTTTATTATCTAAATTGTTATGATTATAATCTTAAAGGCACTAAAGCTGTAGCTTATAAACTAGAAGCAGATAATCTAAAAGGCGAACAAATCAAAAAACGCCCACGCTTTGAAGATGATACAAATATACCTAAAAAATACCGCACCACATGGAGTGATTATAAAAACAGCGGTTATGATAGAGGGCATACTATTTCTAATGCTTCAATGAGAAAAACAACTCAAGCCCAAAGAAGCACTTTTTTAATGAGTAATATTACTCCGCAAAATCCACAAATTAATCAAAAAGTATGAAATAAGATTGAAAAAAGAGAAAGACAAGTAGCTTTAAAGCTTGGAGAAATTGAAGTTTTAAATTTGGTTAATTATGATAGCAACCCTCAAAGAATAAGAAATCAAATTGCTATTCCAAGCTCTTATATCAAGATTATAAAAGGTAATAATTTTAAAGAATGCTATAAAGTTCCAAATTATGAAGTCGATAATTTAAGTATAAAAAGATATAAGTTTAATTGTGATGGATAATAATTTTTCTTACGAAGAAATTATTGCACAGCTAAATAAATGTGCTGAAAAAAAATTAAAGAAAGAATTATTAAAATATAAGTCAAAAGACTATTTTATAGAATATCTTAAAGAAATATATTTTTCTATACCAGCTAAACCAAGAAAGGTATTTATATCAAAAGAGATCAAGGAAAGAGTTCTAGATAAAAAAATACGGAAAGCAATCAATAACATAGAATATAAATTAAAGAAAGGAGAAGATGTTAATTCTTTTCTTAGCAATAGACATGACAATAATGATAAAATGTTATCTTCTTTTGGAATACACCATTTTCATTTAGGAAAATATAATCAAAATGAACAAAAATATGAGAGAACTGGTGAATTATTGTATTGTTTTTTGCCATATTATAATGATAATTTAATATATTTTATAGATGTATTGCCTCATGGCTATTGGTATTATCAAGAGATGTTTGATATCATACAGAAAAATTGGCCCGATGTTCTTCAATATACACAATCTTTTACTGTGAAAGATATATCAGAAAAAGACATTAAAAAATTAAGAAAATATAATATTAATTTTATACCTTCCTTAAAATCAGGTGAACTTGTTTTTTCAAATTTTGGATATATGTCTAATGGGGATCCTACATATGTATGTTTATGTAAAATGAATATAAGAAAACAAATAGAACATATTTATAAAACATACCATATTAATATTAGTGATACAGAAATTATAGACTTTGAAATTAATAATAATTTGATATTAAAAAATATAGCTATTAAAAATAAAATATCAGGCAAAATAGATTTATATAATTTTTAATCAATACCCCATCAACCTTTTATATCCATCGCAAGCAAAAATCTACTATATTTATTTTTTATCGATAAATGTCTTTTTTACATATTCGACTATACCTGAAGCAGCATTATCAAAAACTCCTTTAGATTCTCCACCAAATAATCCACCAGGCAAAATAGCATCATTTGAAAATGTAGATATTGTTTGATTGTTATCATCAGTTAATCTGACTTCTATTTTTGCTTTAGCCTTTCCAGCCCCGAAACTTATAAAATATCTCAAAGCCCTATTGCCTTCATCATAGTCAGATATTTTACATTCTATTTTTATATCTTTACCATATATTTTCTTATTTTTTAGTAGCTCATTTATTTTATCATTAAGATACCGACTTTCTTCACTATTTTGCTCACATTCTGCATATGCATTAGAAAATTTCCTATCCGCATCTATAACATTTCTTTGCGAAACATTATTAATTTGTGAATAAGAACAAGCTGACAAAAACAATATAGCAAAACTATATAAAATTACTTTTCTCATCAAACCAACCTTTTTAAAAAATTTTATTTTTATTATACCACAAAAATATTTTTAAAAAAGTTTCTAATTAATATACTAAATTAAATTTTAATTAAGTTTCTTTATTATATACTTTTATCAACAAAACAAAAAGGATGAAAAAATGCTAGAGGTTAAATTAGATTTAAGACCTGATATTAAAAAAATGCTAGAAATAGCCTTTGAAAGAAATTATTCAAAAAGTTACGCTTCTTTGGAAGAGTTTTTAGCTAATGTTCTTCATAATGCAGTTAAAAACTTAATCACCAAAGAAGCATTTGAAAACAAAGGATTTGTTATTTCTCTAAAAGATTAGGAGTTTCGTTTAAAACTTGAAAATCTTTGTCATTTAGTCTTTTTTCAAGGGTTGCGACTTTACTTTCTAGCTCGCTAACTCTTAAAAGAAGATTATTAAGTTGAGCTTTTAAGCTTTGTATTTCGTCCATTACATCACCTTCCTAGAGTGAAAGTAATTATAACTAAAAAAAGGATAAAAAATGAGTTTTACAGATTTGTATTTCGATAGAGAAGAAAAAAGAATTTCTAACTACGCAAGAGAATTAGTTAAAGATGAATTAGAGAGCAGAGAAAACTTTGCGGACATTTTTAACTCTTTGCAAGAATTTAAAAATATTTTAGAAGCAAGCTTGGAAGATGATGAAGATATTGCAGCTTCTTTGCAAGCCTATGGAGATGAGTTTATTAACGATACCTATGATTTATTGGAAAAAGTAAGGAAATTTGAGAAGAAATACGAAAAGCTTTATTAAAAGTTTAACAAGTTCTTTTTATTAAAGAGCTTTCTTAAGCTTTTGACCGCTTGAAAATTAAGCTTTACTATTGCGTTGATGGTTTTGAATAGCGGAAGGGTTAGCGAGTTATCCATAAACTTGGCTCGTTATTATTGTTTATAGTGCTATTTTTCAAAGGTTTTCTTGCACTTTAAAAACGACAGAAAACTAAGGGTTTAAGAAAAAGAAAGTATAATTATAAAGTTTAAGTGGCTAACTTGTCTCGGTGTTGAGAAAGGAGGCTCTAAAATGTGGGATAAAATTTTAACAATTTTAATCTTAATCTTAGAGCTAATTAGAGAGCTTATAAAACTCTAATATTTTTTAACACAGATAAATTTTAACTAAATCCGCTTAGCATAAACTTAAACGATTATACAATGCCGAGACTTGCGGATTTACTCGGCTTTTCTTAAACTCCTTTAATGCTTAAATGGGGCAACTTTTACAAATTAACTACTTGAGAATTTACCTTTTTGTTTTATTTCCTATTCTAAAGAACTCAGTTGTCCCTTTTAAGCATTAATCTAAAAGGAGAAAAAATGAAAGCTTATCACACAAAAGAACAAGTCATCATTAAACTTAGCAAAGATGAATATAGAAAAGAAATGAAGCTAAATAAGTCTTTAAAAGATGAAAATAAATCTTTAAAAACTGAAATTTCTAATCTTGAAAATGAAAAAATAGAACTTTTAAAAGAGTTAAAAGATCAAATAGAAGCAAATATGAAAAATATAAAAGAAATTAGCTCTTTGCAAAATAAAATTTATGAGCTTCTTTATAAAAGAAAGGTCGAAACTATGTTCCTAAATAGTAAAAAAAATGAAAAAATAAGATATTTAGAAAAAGAAATTCAAAGGTTAAAAGGTGTAATAGCATTAAAAGATACTGCTATAAATGAAATTTCATTGAAGCTAGAAGAAGAAATTAAAATCAATGTAAAACTTAGTAATTTTCGTATAAAAATACTTGATGCTTTAGGGCTTATAGGCGTTTTTAAAAATGATGATAAAGCTATTAAAGAAGTAAAAAGATTAAAGGATAAAGAATGCAAATAACATCAAAACAACAAGAAAAAATAGTTTTAGAACTATTATTAAAAAATGGAATTATAGATAATTTCTATTGCATTGATAAAAGAATTACTACAAGGCTTGGAGCTTATATTTATAATCTTCGAAATAAAGGTTATGAAATAGAAACAGTTAGAAACAAAGAAACGAGAAATACTTTTTATATTTTAAAAAGCACTCCAAAAATAAAAAAGGCAGGATAAAATGAATTGCAGAATAATTAACTTAGAACAAGGTAGCCATGAATGGTTAAATTTTAGAAAAGGAAAAATAGGTGCATCGATGGTAGCATCTTGCGTAGGTATCAAAGGTGCTTTTAATTCCAAAGAAGAAGCAAAAGATATCATCTTGGGACTTAAAGAAGTTTATCAAAATGAAGCTATGAAAAAAGGCAATAACTATGAAGCTTTGATTAGAGCTAGAGTTGAGTTTTTACATTCTGTGAGTATCACTCCTGTAGTTTTGCAAAGTCTAGAAAATGAAATGTTTATAGCAAGTTTAGATGGTATTGATGAAAATGGGGTTGTTTATGAGTTTAAATATTCGCAAGATGAGTATGATTTTATCAAAAGAAATAAAAAGTCAAGTGATAAATACTACGCTCAAGTGCAATTTCAACTCTATATCAGTGGTAAAGAAAAATGCATTTTTGTAGCCATGAATAAAGAAGAAGAGATTGTAGAGTGCGAAGTTTCAAAAGATGAAGCTTATCAAGAATGGTTGGTTAAAAATATAAAGCAATTTATATTAGATTATATCATAGATCAAAAAAGTGAATATAAAGAGCTTGAAGATACTAAAGCAAAAAATCTAACGATTGAAATTATAAGGCTTGAAAACACGATTAAACCTATTAAAGAAAAGCTAGAAAGTCTTAAAAAAGAACTCATAGCCTTAGCAAATGGAGAAAAAGCAAGATGTTTGGATATTACAATTTATCCGCAAAGTAGAACTACAATTGATTATAAGGGCTTTTTAGAGCAAAAAAATATTACTGTGCCTAAAGAGTTTTATAAAGAAAGTATTTCAATGTGTTTAAAAATCAAAAAAGGAGCATAAAAATAAAGCACTTTTTGATAAAATTATAAAAACAAAGGAAGGGTTAAAATGTTAAATTTAAAAAGTTTAGAAATCACTTGCAAACAATGTAAAACTAAAATCACTTTAGATATAGGTAAAACTGTCATTGTATGCCCACTTTGCAATAATGCTTTTTATAATTCTTATGATGAAGCTCCACTTTCTAAACTAGGAAATATATTGCAAAGCTTAAAAGAGCATAAAAAAGCAGAGTTTAGATTTATTACAGATGAAAAGGAATAAAATGGAGAAAGAAAACATTGTTAAAAAGGTTTGCAAAGAGTTAAACATTACTCAACGACAACTAAGCGAAATGTTAGAAATCCCAGAAAGTACTATAGCACGTTGGAAAAGCGGAGATTTGCCACGACTTACAGAACTTTTTTTAAAAACAATGCTTGAAAATATAGAATTAAAGCGAAAGTTAGAAACAATCAAAAAAGCTCATAAAATAATATCAGAATTATAAGGATATGGAAATTTTCCACACCCTTTATTTTCATTTTTGGCAAATATTTTAGAATAATTTATCAAAAATGAATAAAATATATTGACAAACTTTCATAAATAATATATAATTTCCTTAAATATTTTCAAAAATGAAAGGTTTAAGATGAATTTATTACAATGTGAAATTTGTCAAATCACTAGAAGTTTTTTAAATACAGAAGTTGCATATAACTACGCAGTAGATAACACTACAATAATGTCTCACAAAAATTTACACTCTGATGAACTCATAGAAAATATACACTATTTCTATGATTATGAGCAAACCAAAGGCGGAAGGCAAAGAGTAATCAAATGGACTTTAGAAGGTGTTTATATGCTAGGCTTTTTTATAAAAAGTCCTAAGGCTAAAGAATACCGCAAAAAAGTAGCTAAGCTTTTAAGAGAGCAAACACAAGCTAGATTTAAAAGCTTAAGCGATGAAAATCTAAGACTAAATTCTTTAAATCATCATCAAAAGATAGGTTACAAATCACAATTAGCGCAGCAAAAGGAAAAATATGAAAACAAAATCAAAGCCTTACAATACGACTTAGAAAATAAAAAGGAGTTGAGTTTTAAAAGAAAACTTAGCAAGGAAGAATTACTAGAGCTTAGAAAAATACTTGCTCGTGATTATGGAATGATTTGCATAAAAGAATGGGAAATGAGTTTATTTGCCGAAAAAATAGGTAAAGATACTGTTTTTGAAGCTGTTTTAAATAAATTAGAAAAAGAGCTTAAGTATTGGAAAAATTATGATGAATTTGAAGAAAAATGGAAAAAAATATTAAGGAGATGAAAAATGAGTAATGAAGTTGTATTAAAGGAAGAAAGTAAATTAGAAATAAATTTTAATCCTTATGAGTTAGCCTTGGTAAAAGGTGATTTATCAAAACTTAGTGATGTAGAACGAGCGAGTTATGTTAAAAATCTTTGTGAAAGTTTAGGCTTAAACATGCTTACAAAGCCTTTTGAATACATAGTATTAAATGGCAAACTTACTTTATATGCAAATAAATCAGCAACAGATCAGCTAAGACAAATAAGAAAAGTAAGTATTACAAAAACAGAGGTGGCACAAGTTGGCGATATTTATATGGTTACAGCCTACGCAGCAACACCAGATGGAAGAACGGATTGCGATACAGGTGCTTTAAATATTAAAAATTTAGGTGGCGATAATTTAGCAAACGCAATAATGAAAGCTATCACAAAAGCAAAAAGGCGTGTAACCTTAAGTATTTGCGGACTTGGAATGCTTGATGAGAGTGAATTAGAAACAATAAAGGAAAAGCGATTTTTAAATCCAAATGAAGATTTAAAAGTTTGGGGTAGTGATGAAAAAATAGCTTTAGAAAATAAAGCAAAAGAGATAAAAGCTTTAGGTGCTGAACTTAGAAAATTTATGAGTGATAATGGTTTAAACACTGGGGAGCAAAACAATTTTATAAAAAAACATTCTTTATTTACAAGTGAAAAAATACAAGAAGTTCTAAGTAATAAAGATGAATTTTTAACACAATTAAAAGGAGGATTATAATGTTACCAGCATTTAAGGCAAGTTTTGAAGTGGCAAATTATTCGCCAAGCGTAGAGTATTTAAGTGAAGGTGGGCTTTATAGCGGAGTTTTCCGCAAAGCCTTTTTATATGATAAATTGGCAAGCGATGGAAGCAATAATACTTTTATTTGTTTTGAATTTTTAACCAGAAAAGAGCAAAAACTAGCTATTTTTAATCTTTTTGTAGCTAAAAATAACGATTTTAGCTATATCAATAAAAATGGAGAAAAAGAAAATTATTTAGGATTTAGACAATTAAACGCTATTATGAAATTCTTTGGAATTGATGAACTTGATTTTAGCGAAAAGGGAAATGAGAATGTTTTTGGAGTGCAGACTGAAGTTATTTATCTAAATTCTTTAGTTAATAAACTTTTAGTTTTAGGTTTTGGAACAGAAGAATATTTAAGTAAAAATGGAGAACTTGCTAACAAAATCTTTCTTGATAGAATTTTTAATGAAAAAATGCAAAACATGGATGAGTTTCAAAATAATAAAGAGCCTTTATCTATAAAATCTTTTAAAGCAAGGCATAAATCTTTAAATAACGACAATAATAAATCATTTATTCCAAAAGAAAATCAAAGCTATAATCCTTATGGAAATGAAGTAAAAAACAATAACAATGAAAAATATATCGAAATAGGAGATGATGATGAAAGTTTGCCGTTCTAATTATCTTGAAATTGTAAAAATCATACCATTTAGCGAAAGAAGAACTTGTTTTTGCGAATTTGCTAAACAAAATGAAATAAAAATTGAGAAGATAAATTGGAAAAATTACATAAACAAAGAAGATCTTAAAAAAGTTTATGCAATTTATAAAAACAAGCCGCATGAAAGAAATTTCTTTCATGAAAAAAAGCTTATTGTTAAAGCTTTTGAAGATGTTGAGAAATTTTTAAGGAGCGAGAATGAAATTAAAAGATTTTGATTTTAGGATTTGGGATAAGAATTATACAGGTTGTGATAATAAAAACTGCAAATGTCAATCGAACTTTATTTATGGAGAAGAAGCAAAAATAAGACTATCCGAATTTAATAATGATGCTGAAATAGAGCTATGGACTGGTTATTTTGATAAAAATGGAAATAAAATCTATGAAAATGATATATTAGAATATGAGCCTCTTGAAGAACTTTATCATATTAAAAGAGATAATACTTATAAAATGTTTAAAATAGAAATTTTTAGTAAAAACTTTAATAATAAAATTTATAAAAGGAAAGCTGAACCTGATATATCTTTTTTAAAAGTATTTAAGTCAGAAAAAAATATGAAAGTTATCGGTAATATCCACGAAAACGCGGATTTATTAGAAGCTAAGGAGTAAAAAAATGCTAGAGATAGATAATAATAAAGAATTTAAAATCTTAAAACTAAACAAACAAGAAATTTTAAAAATTGGAGGTTATGGCATTTGCGACAGTTGTAATAAAATTTTAAGCAATGATGGATTTATGATCTGTGTTTTATTTAGTTGCTATTGCGAAAAATGCTACCAAGAATGGTATAAAGTTGCGATTAATCATGAAGAAGATAGAGAAATTGAAAAAGATGTTTATGAAAATATTAAATCGAAAATAATAAATGCGGAGTTGCTAAAATGAAATTAGTTGACAAGCTTAAAAAAGCTTATGATTACAAAAAAGAGCTTTATAAAGCCGAAAAAGGCTCAAGCTCTAAAGAATATCACATAGAAAACGCCGAGATATTCCAAGATTTTATAGAATTAGAATTATTGCAATGCGAAGATATCGAAAGAAGATATTTTTTAATGCAAATTTATAGATATGGTTATCAAAACATAAGATCTTTAAACTCAAAATTAGCTTTTAAAGCAAAACTTGATAATGATGATATCAACTTTATAAAAATACTAAAAGAAGCTAATATCTTGCATGCTTTAAATGAGATTTATACCACAAAAGAAGTTAAAAAGATAGCAAAGGATTAAAAAAGATGACAGAAATACAATTTAATGAAATTAAAGAAAGATTGACACAATGGATACAAGAAAGACATTTAACCTATGAAAATCAACAAGCAGAATTTTTAGGTAATGTTTTTGAAAAAGTAAGCGAGTATTTTAGAGCAAAAGATGATTTAGAAAGAGTTAAAGCTTTGTGTGATATTGCAGTATTTTGTTTTAATGTAAATGATGTTAAGTTTTATAATTATGAATGTTATATGAAGTCTGATAAGGTTGATTTTGAAATTTTTGACATAGCTTCACAAATAAATAGTATTGCTATTTATAAGGCTAATTTTGAAATAGACTCTGTTAAAGTAATTTTAGATACTTTAATAGCATTATTACATAAAAAATGTGAAATCTTAAAATTTGACTTCTATAAATGTATGCTAGAAAAAATTAAAGAGATTGAAAGTCGTACAGGGTTTTATGATGAGAGATTAAAGAAGTTTGTAGATACAATATGTGCTTTCAGCAAAGATGAAGCTCTTAGCAATGTATCTAAAGATTTTGGGTTTTTAGGAAATTCAATTATTTATAAATTAACACAAGAAGATAAAAACTTCTGGTTTATAACTTGTAAAGAAATAGAAACTAATTTACAGATAGATTATAAAGTTAAAAAAAATCTATAAAGCTGATTATAAAAGTTGCCGGTTATAAAAATGTTAAATATCATCTTAGTTTTACTTTTTGTATTATTTTTCATTCTGATGTTTTTTAACTATAAATATCAAAAAGCACAAGTTGAGCTTTTAGAAAAAAAGAATTAAGGAGTTAAAATGGGAATTTTAAAAAGACTTGATGAAACTATCATTATCGAAAATGATAGGAAAAGCGAAAAAGAATTAGTTGAGTGTTGTATTTTAGAAGGGATTTCTTTAAATAATGCAAACTTGGAAAATATAAATTTAAGTGAATTAGATTTTAATAATGCATTTATAAATGGTGCTAGTTTTAAAAACGCTAATTTAAATGATATTTCAAGCAAGAATGCATCTTTTATAGATTGTGATTTCAGCGGAGCAAGTTTTCATTTTTGTAATTTTCTAAGAACAGAATTTGAAAATTGTATATTTGAAAATGTAGATCTTAGGGATTGTATAGGAGATATGAAAAATATCTTTAGTATTGTCGTGGATACCTATGTTGTGACTTTTACAAAAACTATGATGAATTTAGGTTGTAATACTAAAACAATAAAAGAATGGCGTAATTTAAGCGTTGATGATTTAGAAGATGAAGAACAGAAATGGCTTTGGAATTATTACAAGGATACTATTTTTGAAATTATAGATAAAAGATTAGGAGTTGGAAATGGTTAAAAAATATTTTAGAGAAAAAGAATTGAGCGAATATTTAGGAGTTAGTATAACATCATTATTTAAGTTAAGACAAGATGGTAAAATACCTTACATTCGCATAGGAAAATCCATAAGATATGAAATAAAAGAAATAGAAAAATGGCTTAAAGCTAAAAGACATTAAAAGCAAAACTCACAAAGAGAGTTTAAGTAATTTCCATACCATTGCATAAGTTTTACTCTTAAATCAATTGCCTTGGCTCTGTTGTAAGCCCTTTCTATTTCATTACCGCTTATATGATGTAATATCATTTCTGCTATATCTTTACTAATACCTTGCTGAATTAACTCATTGCTTTTATTAGTATAAACACTTCTAAAAGTAGAACGATATCCATGTATAGTGTGCTCTAAATTATAAAATTTAAAAAATCTTACAGCAAAATTCTCGCTAATAGTTCCATTATTATTAGCGAAAATATACTTTTTATCTCCATTTAAAATTCTTTGTATATCTAGTATCTTTAAAGCATATTTATTTAAAGGAATAATATTATCACCATTAGTTCTTACTTTCATTTCATCTGCTTTTATAATCCAAAGATTGTTTTCAAAGTCAATATCACTCCATTTAGCAAATCGAATATTTTTACTTCTTTGTGCTGTTAAAAGCGTAAAATAAATTGCATTAATTATAGTTGTATTTGTCCGTGGATGATTTTTATATTCTTTCATACATTCTAACATATTTTTTATTTCTTGTTCTTCTACTATAGCTTTAAAATGTTTAACTTTATTGTGATTTGCTTCATTGTAAAATTTCTTTAAATCTTTCAATTGAAGTATTATATCTGTTTTTAAGTCACCTCTTTGTCTACTAATCTCAAATATCCTACATAGCAAAGATATATTTTTATTTATTGTTTCGTATATTCCTTTTTTCTGCATTAAATCATAAATAGGTAGAAAATCATCTTTTTTCAATTCATTTATATCTTTTTGTCCCAAAGTTGGAATAATATATTTTTTAAAAATTGACTGTTCTTTTTTGATTGTAGCTGAATTTAATTTTTTAGATTTTATATCAACATAAAGAAAATTTGCTTTTTCAAGTGTCATAACCTTATCATTTTTGCCGATAAATTTTCCATCATACATTGATTTTAAAAGATCTTTTGCTTTTTCTCTTGCATTTGTAACATTTAAAACACCTTTTTGGCATTCCCCTATTGTTATAAAATTTTTAAATTTTGAAGCTCTTAAATAAAAAACTTTTTTACCTGTTGGATTAACTCGGACATATAATTCTTTTGGTTCTCCTACGCTAATCATATACCTTTTATCTTTTATTTCTAAATTGTCTATATCTTTTTGAGTTAGCATTAAAAAAACCTTTTTTAGTATTTTTGTAGCCAGAATTAGCTTTTTTACTTTGGCTACATAAATGGCTACAGAATTATAAGAAAAAATAGAAAAAATTTCAATCAT